TATCCATCATTTCATAATCAGTATACAATTGCATACGATTTTGATGCATATAATAATTAGAATCATATCCACCATTCATTCCACCAATTTTATGGCGATTGGCACCATGTAATCTTGTATATCGATCAGAAATTTTACTCTTTGCTAAATTTCCATCTGATTGTAATCTATTAGTATCAACTACCCGTAACTTGTTGTTACCAACATTTTTTACGATTATATTTGAACTAAATAGATTTCTTAATCGTTTTCTTAAAGAAGCCATATGGTATTTTCTTTTATTATAAATATAAGTACTTTAAGATCCAAGCAATTTTTACAATAACCATGTTAATCCTTCATCGGATTTACCAGTATTCCAATCCCAACCGGAATCATTTGGTTTATTTTTACCTGTATAAATGACACTATCTGTTTTTTGAAACTGTGATAGTGCTCGCTTATTTAAATCAATTCCATGCTGTCGTAATTTTAATGATGTGTCACGTAACCATAATCCAATACAAAATGCCATGGTTAAATCATCATTGTACCCATTTTGTGATTGAGCTTTTCCATTTAACCAATGAAATACAAATAACTCTTGTATGAGTCGTTTACTACGTATTACGGGTGTTTTTTCACGCATATACATTTCTAATGCTGATATCATTAATGGACGTGTTCTTGTAGTAGTAGATACGCCAGGTACCATTTTTGTTTTGTCTTTCATATCATATCCTTTTTGTAATTGGACATCAACATCGAACTATCCATCATCTTTATATGTATAAAATAAATTTTCGTAATTTCTATCTAATGCTGGCTGAATTGCAGCCCATCCTATAATTGCATTTTCAATTGCAAGTAAAGCATTATTCCATTCGGTTGAGACTGTAACTAGCATATTACCAAAATCTTTCGGTGGTATTTTACCTTTATATTCAGCTACCTGAGTAATTGTTTCTATTTCAATTACATGAAATGTAGACCAGTCTGCACTATCACCTCGGGCAACGTCAGCTACAACCATATAATTTTTTGAATAATCGGGATATTCCCAAACCCAATATCCAGCATCGTGGCCTCGTTTTTCTATAGGATCGGTACATGTTGCTTCATATTCAGCTAGAATATTACCATCAATCACAGTATGTCCAGAACTTACAAAATCACAATCACACTCCTGTGCAGCTCCACGTTCGCCTAATAGGTGTGTTTGTCTATTTCTCCATTCGTGATCTCGGTCTGGATGTACGGTCCAATGTAATTTTATATTATTCCACTCAGTCTGTGGATTTGTTTCTCCATCGACCCATGTTTTATGAAACCAATTACCTATACCATTCGGCGTAGATAACACAATTGCGCCTCCACCTGTTGATAGTGTTGCTTGAGATGCTATCCATATCTCTTCAATGTTTCGAATAAATGCAGCTTCATCTATTATTAATAATGATAGTGCTTCCGAACGTGCACCAGTTGTTGCAGACGAAACTGCTTTTATTTGTGATCCATTTTTAAATTTTAATGATAATTTGTTATCAGCTTCAATTGTTCCTTTTAACCAGCTAGGTAAGTTGTCATGCATTACTCTAACTTTTGTTACAAGATTTTTTGCTACTTCTTGTGTTGTCGCAATAACTAGAACGTTAAAGTCTTCTTGAAACAACATACTCCATAATGCAAATCCGGCAGAAAGAGTTGATATACCTAACTGTCTAGATTTAAGAATAACACTGTATCTATTATCTCTGAGATTTGTTAATGAATCTTCTTGGAAGTTATACAAGTTAAATTTAATTTTTCCTCGTTTAGGATGTTGTATATAACAATATTGCCGCATAAAAAATACAGGATCAGCAGCACACATTTGATACTGTTGATGTATTATCTGTTTTATGTTAGGTTTTGACATTATTGAATTACCTCGACAATAAGTTTTCCAGTTAATACTGTTGTAATAATACCAGCACCAAACCAAAGAGCTTTATTATTATACCATTTAGGTTGTAATTTTTTTTGTTGCTCCACGTATAAATTTATGTTAGTTTCTAATAAATCAATTTGTTGTTGCTTATATACCAATTGCATCGAATCTAGTTTAATTAGTTCATCTTGTTTATTGATAACAGCTGTTTGTTGATTTAATAGTTGAGTATTAACTGAATCTTTATAATATAAGTCATCTAAAGTTTCTGATATATCATGTATTTGTTGTTCTGTAAAACATGTGTCAACTACTGTTTGACTGAATCCAACTATTGGAAATAATAATATAAGTATTAATTGTTTCATTTTTTTCTCTTAGTTTTTGAAACAATGTTTTGTTTTGCTTGAGATGTAGTTTTCTTTGGGCGATTCGGTTTATGTTTTGTTGTTTTGGTAGCCTTAGTTTTTTTAACAGTTTCTTTTAATTCCGTTAATTCTTTTTTAACCTGTCGTTTTTGTGTTTTAACTTGATCTTCTTTGCCTTTGACACGTTCAATTTTTTTTGTGTTATCGTCAATCTTTTCTTGTATTTTGTCTACTGTTTTTTGATTACGTAATTTTCCAATTGTTGCAATTAAAGCAAATAATCCTATAATTCCACCAATGATCCATTTACCGTACGATTTAATATTATTCCAAATTTTCATTTTGTTTCTCCTGTAACTGTTTTATTTAATTTATCTAAAAAGTCTATTTTATATGACTCAAATCCTTTTGTGATTTTTTCTTCAAACTCTTCAGGTGTCATTTGTGCCGCCCATGTTTCAGTATCACCTTCGCTGTTAATAACTAGTTCCGATGCTTTAGTATATGCATCTCTTAACATATCAACATCATGCTCGGCTTTTTTTAACCATGCGAGTGCATTGGCTTCTAATTTGTTATTAGCATATTCTTTGAACTGGCCAGTTTTCTTAAGTTCATGTTCCATATCAATAACACAGTCAAAACACATTTCGTGAATTGCTCTCATTTTTTGATTAAGATAATAATTAGGATCGCAAGTACATGTGTCTTTTGGACATTTTGCATATAATCTTAATTCTTCTCGAACCTCACTAAGTACTTGTGAATTTTTTGGTTTTTTGGTTCTGAATCCGTCAAATTGTTCTATTATAGTAATATTACCATTAGCATCGACATCTTCCCAAACATCTCCAATTTTATGATGTTCATTTCTTTTTTTTGTTGCCTCAGCATCACTAAATCCAACAGACTTTTTTGTTTGAAATTTGTGAGTACCGTCAATCATTTGTTGAACGGCTTTAATGTTTTGTAACTTGTTTGTTTTTGCCATAACCTTATTATGTTTAGTTTTCAGTATAATCGTTTGACGGAGATGGGGGTGGTAATTTAATATCCGCATTTCTCATTGCTGTTGCGATTGCTATTTTAAATTCTTTAGCCTTTTTTGCAGTCATGCCTTTCAGGGTATCTTTAATTGGCTGCACAACTTCTGGTGCAACTTCGATTGGAGTAGCATTTGCTAATTTTGATTTTATATCTGATACAAATGAAGCAACTGATGCTTTCATTTTATTAACAGCCGATCCATCTGTTGTTGGTGTATCGGGTTCTGTGTCTGGAGTTGTGCTTGGGGTTGGTGATGGGCTAGGTGAGCTAGAGCCTCCGCCTCCTGAAAAAGATGTTGGTGCTGGTGACGATATATCAGAGTCGACTGCTGCTTCAGCATCTGCGTCTACTTCTACGTCTGCTTCTGGTACATCTACGTCGATTGCATCTGTGTCTGGAGTATCAACATCTACATCTGCTTCTACATCTGCTTCTACTTCTGGTGCATCTTCTTGTTCAAACACATAACTTTCTCTTAATATTTTAGCAATTTTATTTCTAACATATTTTCTAATTACTTGCTCTTTTTGCTCTTCAGATAATTTTGATATTGACTCTTTAAGAGTTTCTTCGTTTTCTGGTTTAACTAATGAGTTAGTAATTGCTACATGATCAATTCGATCTAATTTCTTGATATAGTCCTCAGTTCCTGCCAATTGCATTTTTTCAAATACTTTTCGAGCATGCTCCGGAGAATATTCGCCGTCTTCTACTTTTTTGTAAATGTGATCCACAATTTTAGGAACCATATTTTCAACATCATCTAAAACATCGGTAGCATATTTTCTTACTACTAATGGTTGTACTCCTTTTGATAGGTTAGGAACCATGCCGTGAGCGTCGTCTCCGGTATAATCTTTAATATCTTTACGAGTATTTGGTTTTGTTGATTTTTCTAAATCTTTTGGTGATTTATACTTTGTTTTATGTTTTTCTGCCATTGTGTTATCCGTTTATTTAATATAAATATTACCTTGCGTATTTTAACACTCCTAGTATCTGATTGACTGGAGCAAATGAACCTGTTAGTTTATATGTGTTACCACCATATGTAAATACAATACCTTCAATTGGTACTATAGTATCAAAGCCGCCGATTTGTTCTATTTTCTTAAGCTCAGTTTCCAATTTGTTAATAGTTTCAATATTATCTGATGTTTGTAGTTGTTTAACAAGACCGGATATACTGCGTTTTATATTTTGTACTGCAGCATTAGGATTTGCTGCAAGATAGTTTTTGATATTTTTTAATACAACTGCCCCGAGTCTTAAAAATATAGATTCAAATGGTTGTATATT